CATCGAGAGGCTGGAGATCAGGCTCGAAACCCTGGAAACCAAGCACCGCCGCCTGCTCGCCGCCTACCGGGCCCACATCCAACTAGGGGGGTCTCCTTAGGGGGGGTCTCAGGGGCCAATGGGGCACCCCTATTTGGACACTTCCTCCCCCCTAGGGCAACACCCACTATCCCCTCTAAATAGGGGAGAGTCGCCACCCCCATTCCTTGGGCTACTCTGCCCAAGGGGGTGGCGACCCAGTAAACTATCCCACTCACTCGCTCGCTCGCTCTTTTCCCCCTATTTGGAAGTCATCAATTCCGCCGCGAGTGAGGTTGGGAAGCGGGAATGCCCCGCGCTGGAGCTAGGAGGGGTCGCCAGTGCGTCGGATGGGTGGGGGTGCATCATTTTGCGATCCGGGGTTCGGACGCGCCAGAAACGAAAAGCCCCCGGATGGGGTTCCGGGGGTGGGATTCGGGGAAGCGGGAGGGATGGATGGGAGCGGGAGCGGGGGCCGGGAGCGGCGGGGTATCAGACACCCCCCCCGCGAGATCCCCCCTAGGGGGGTGAGAAAAGGGGGGTGCGGGGTGAGTGGCCTACTCCTTCGGATCCCCGGCGACTTCCTTCCACTTAGACGCAAGCTCTTGGCACTTAGGACATGTGAAGTATGGCATCATAGGATGATGATCACAGGTACAACCCGATCTATCCACAAGCTGATGGCCCACTCTCAGTATGTCATTCAGACGCTTCTCGGCTTTATCAATAAGCCATAGACGCTTCACATCAACAAGGTCCATGAGATCCTTGTTCTTCTGCTCAAGCTCCTTGATTCTATCCCTCAATACCAATAGATCGGATTTGTGGATAAGCTCGTAATCTTCAAACTTCATAGATCACCAGCCTCCTTCGCCACCCCCATCAGATCAGGCTCCACCAGCATCACATGGTAGTCCACCACATGACGCAGATAATGTCCCCAGCTACGAAACCCAAGCTCCCGCGCCCGCTCCTGCAACGCCAGAAGCAACGAGTAATCCATCTGGAAACTCGTGGTAACCATGCACGAATCACTCACCTGGCACCCCCTTCCTCCACAAAGAAATCCTCAGGCTTCTCGCTCATCGTCACCCCGTCACTCCACGTCAGCGAGGTGAAACTCCCGTTGAACACACACTCAATCAGGAACCGATTCCCACGACCACTAAACACCACTCGATACCCCCCATTCCTCCACCGCACCACCTTGCCAGCCAACACAGCAGACTTGATCTCTTCCAAACTCACAGCATTCCTTTCGTTTCATCCACCGCTCCATGCGGCGATGACCAGAACCTACCGCACCACCCCCACCTCGCGTCAAGCGGGAATCTGCCGCACCATGAGGAAATCGCTGGACGCCATCCCGACCAATGTTTACGGGCCTCCCCAGCGAAATGCGGCAGACCGCACCATAATTCCCAGATCCCAGATTCCGAATCCCGAATCTCGGTATGGCGTATGGCAAGGATAGGACATCCAATGTCTCACCCTGGGGGGATAGGACATCCAATGTCCGATGGGTATCCTGGCGAACGGGTACGGGTAGGGAAGGAAGGAAGGAAGGAACTAGTGGCCCACTAGGAAAAGAAAATTCCCCGCTGGGCGAACCATACGGGGCGCGAAGGAAACGAGACTTCCTAGTTATTCAAGGTCGGAGGCTAGTGCCGAGAGAAGCATCAAAAGGAAACAAAGGAAGCACAAGGCTAGGAAGCCTAGGGCGCGAAGTAGGGGCTTCATCAGATCATGCCGATCAAAAGGAGAACGGAAGGGCACCCGTGGGGACAAGTCCCGTCGGGCTCCACGATGCACCCTTCGGAGCAACATGCGGGCGCGGTGGCATCAAACGAGGCATGCCGAACGAAAGCAAAGATGGAGTCTTCGTTCGTGGGGTCCACGCCCTCGTTTTCGAGAGTCTCATCGGCAGAGATTCGGTAGGGGTTGCGGGTTGCGGTGGGGACTTGTGTGGGTTTCATGATGTTTTTATGGGCGTCAATTGCCCGCGCATCCCTCGACTGTCACCCAAGGGATGGCCGGGGAATTCACACGGTCGCTTCGATGAAGTGCCGTTTCCCGGTCCCGTGAACCGGGATGTGGATTGAACGGACCCCGGAACGGGAGCCGGCGCACGCAAGGCAATCGGAGCATGGCGTGCCGATGCGGTCCGAAGCACACAAGGTTTCGAAGGCGTGGTGGTCAAGGTCCGGGGTCACGCGGAAGGTGCTCCAGCCCATCGAGCGAGCGATCACAAGTTCAGCAGCAGTGTCTACGCTGGCCATCAAGAGTTGTTTCCACCCTTGGAGACTAGGTTTTCTCCATTGGTGGGTGTAGCCTGTCCACCCCGATGATGCGCCCGCGATGGCCAAGGCAAGGGAAAGGGGCAAATGCGTGGGATCGCCATAGGCTCCGAATCTCACCCGCTTCCCAGCGAAAACGGAGACGGAAGGCAGGGGCAAATACGCGCCCGCTTTCCACGCTCGCCATATTCCAAGCGGGGCTTGGCCGACGTTGACGTAGCAGGAACGCTCGCCCCCGGTACCGTCGCCCCGGTGTCGACAGGAACCACAAATGAGCCTGTCTAGGCCTTCCCTGATGGCCTGCACGGGATCCACAGAACGGACAAGGATCCAAATTTGGATCATATCGCCGGTTTTGCGGTTGTCGCTGGGGGATTCGAAACCGGTGGCGATAATTACGCGGTCGCGATCTTCGTGGAGAATGAATCCGTTCAAAGGGCACCCCCAAGGATTGCGTCCACTAGGAGCCAGACGATTGCGCCGACGACAAGGAAGCCCAAGGCGAGCAACGCAAGGGCAGAGACTAGGGATTGGAGTCGTTTCATGGGATTGAATCGCCCCGGTAATCGGGGCACGGGCGACATGGTGCAACGGAGAGCGATGGAGAGCAACAAAAAAATTTAGGGGATCGCCAGGTTAGCTTTGTGGTGCAAAGTGAAGGGCATGATGGGGAAGGAGCTCACGGAAGCCAAAGCGAAGGGGAAGGAAGCGAAGGGGAAGAAGATTGGAAGGCCCCTCAAAATCCTTTCCGCTGACGTGACAAAAAAAGCCATCGAAGCCGCTCGCCTTGGAATCCCGCTTGAAAGGATAGCCGTCGGATGCGGCTTTTGGAACAACGGGCAAGGATGGCAAAACTACCTTGCAAGGAATCCCGCTTTTGCTGCCGAACTAGAACAAGCCCGATTCCAAGGCGAGCTAGAATTGTCCTCTGTCGTTAGGACGTGCGGCCCCGGATGGCAAGGTTCCGCGTGGTTGTTAGAGCGGACCCGTGGCTACGTTGCCCGCGCTTCACTAGAGCACACAGGAAAGGGTGGAAAAGATTTATCGATAAGCGGCGCGCTACTAGGTGCTTTCGGTAATACTAAATGACACCACGGGGGGGGGACGACCCCCAGGGTGGGGGTGGAGGTTCCCTGATACCCCCCTCTTCCAACCACCCACAATTTTATGCCTGTCAAGCAAATAAAGCGTAAACGTTCTCCATCGTTGGGGATGGGTTCGCATATTCCTGCGTGGAAGCAGCGGAAGATGTTGGAGGAGGCGCAGAGGCTGGAGAATTTCCCTGAGATGATGCTTGGCCTACGGGATGTGTATCCGTGGCAGAAGGCTGTGTTGGGGGCGTTGAATGAGAAGCATGCGAAGGTGGCGTTGAAGGCTGCGAATGGGTCAGGGAAGACGAGCATGGTGGCGGCGAGTGTGGTGATTTGGCATATGCTCCGTTGGCCGGGGAGTTTGGTGGTATGTACGGCGGGAGTGTATCGTCAGGTGGCGGATGCGTTGTGGCCGCATTTGCGGAAGATGATCAATGGGTTGGGAGGGGAGGAGAATGGTTTCTCGATCAAGGATGGTGAGGTGCGGTATGTGTATCCGAGGAAGGTGGATGGTCAGGAGTTGGTGAGTCGGTGTATTGGGTTTTCGGCTAGTAATCCTGAGAAGGCTGAGGGTTGGCATGTGCAGGGGCCGAGTGGGGATTTGTTGTATGTGGTGGATGAGGCGAAGGCTGTGCCGGACGGGATTTTTCAGTCGATGGAGCGGTGTCAGCCGACGCGGGTGTTGTTGATGAGCAGTCCTGGTGGGAGCAGCGGGTATTTCTACGAAGTCTTTCGGAGGAATGATGGGAAGTGGAAGACGTTTACGGTGACGGCGTATGATTGTCCGCATATTCGGAAGGAGTGGATAGAGGAGCAGGTGGCGAGGTGGGGAGAGGGTCATCCGTTGGTGCGGTCGATGATTCATGCGGAGTTCATGGAGGATGACGGGAGTTTGACGGCTGTGCGGACGGCTGATTGGCAGAGGCTGGTGAGTGGCCCGCCGAAGGAGGATACTGAAGGTCACCGCCTGACTGCGGGGTGTGATTTCAGTGCTGGTGGTGATGAGAGTGTTCTCGTTGTGCGGCATGGGAACGTGGTGAAGGGTTTGGTGAGGTGGCGGGACAAGGACACGATGGCGAGTGTGGGGCGGTTCATCAGTGAGTTTAGGAAGTGGAAGTTGAAGGCTGAGGATGTGTATGCGGATGTGGGTGGGATGGGGATCGTGATGTGTGATGCTCTCCGAGCGGAGGGTTGGGATGTGAGGCGGGTGAATTTTGGGGAGAGGGCGATTCGGGATGATCAGTTTGTGAATCGTGCGGCGGAGATGTGGATTGAGTTTGGTCGGATGGTGGAGGAGGGGAAGGTGAACTTGGGGCCTGTTGGGAATGACGAGGTTCTTCTCCAGCAGTTGGTGACCCGGAAGGTGCGGACGAATGGGAAGGGGAAACTGACGCTTGAGGGGAAGGACGAGTTGCGGGCGAGGGGGATCAACAGTCCTGATCGTGCGGATGCGTTGGTTCTGGCGTTCTGTGGTGGTGGTGGGAAGAGGATGGATGAGTATCTGAAGGCGGTGGGTGAGGATGGGAGGAGCTTGCTGGAGCGGATGGAGGAGGAGATTGGCCCACTTGAACCGGAGGGGGTTGCGCTTGCTGGATGTGAGGTAGGGGGGTAGGAAGGGGTGAAGGATTTATGATGACTGAAAAGGGGCGGAGTGATTTGCAGGGGCAGATACTGACGAGTATCGAGCAGCGGAGTCCGTGGGAGTTGCGGCAGACTCGGTGGTATGAGTTGCGGCATCATGGGCTTCGGCGGACGAACAAGCCGTGGCCGAAGGCTGCGGACCTGCATTGGCCGTTGATTGACACGGCGATTGAGAAGCTGAAGCCGTTGTTCTTGCAGCAGGCGTTGGGGATGGATGTTGTGGCCAGCTTTGTGCCGATGAGGCAGCAGTTGAATGCGTACACGAAGGTCGCGGAGGACTGGTTCAACTACAAGATTCGGGAGAAGACGAACTTTG